ATAGACTCCAAACTATCATCTGTCTCGATCAGAACACAGCTCGAGAACTGTTTTATAGGCGTTCTCACGCCAGACATTACTGGAGTTGGCAGAGAAACGTCAAAGTTAGAAAATGCATTATACGCGTCTTTAACCCACTGCATTCGGTCCTCACCGTAGCTGTGGAATAGTGTGGCAGCAATAAGCATGTAGGCGGTTTGTGGTGTTTCATAGATTTCTTTTGTTGCTCGGTTTTGTACAAGATACTTGCCGCGGAATTGTTCCATAGCAGCGTAGGTTAAGAATTCGTCGCGAGAGTGATCAATAAAGGACTGCATCTGATCGAACTCTTCATGGGTGTACCACTCAAGCAGCTCCTTAGTATAGAAACCAAGATCAACAATGCGCTTTACATGATTGTAAATATGATCAGGTCTGTAGTTATCGTATACCTGCTTTCTCAAGTGATAGTTGATAAGACGTCCAGCTACGTACTGATAGTTTGGAGTTTCCTCACTAATCAGATCAGCTGCTGCTTTGATCAACGTTTCTTGGATATCAGCGGATTGGATGTTGTTATAGAACTGGACATGAGACTTTAGTTCGATTTCTGATGGTGATACACCTTTGATATCATCACATGCCCACATTACTACTTTATGAAACTTTTCGAGGTCTAGGACTTCTTTTGATCCACTTCGCTTGATTACATAGATGTCACTCATACACTAAAACTCTCACCACATCCGCAGGTAGCTGTACTGTTTGGATTGATTATCTCAATACCACAGTTGATACCTTCTTCTTTAAAGATTAGTTGTGATCCAAAAAGCATTGCTAAACTCTTTGGATCAACAAATACAGTTATTCCATTATCATTGATCACTTTATCTTCAATAAGTTGATGATCAACATATTCTATAACATATTCCCAGCCTGTACAACCACCAGGTTTAACTGCAAGGCGAATACCTAAACCTTTGCCTCTCGTTTCAAGTTGATTTCCAATCCAGCTAGCTGCTCGCTCCGTAACGGTTATCGGGTTCTGCATTTTCGGGTCGAACAAGTTCATTTTTGGTTTTATAATCCTTGATAGCTGCTTTAATTGCGTCTTCTGCTAATACGCTACAATGTATCTTTACAGGCGGGAGTGATAATTCTTGAGCAATTTGGACATTACTGATTTCTCCTGCTTCGTCAAGGGACTTTCCTCTAACCCATTCTGTGAGTAGCGATGAAGAAGCAATAGCACTGCCGCATCCGTAAGTTTTGAATCTAGCGTCTTCAATAGTTCCGTCATCCGATACTTTGATTTGAAGCCGCATGACGTCTCCGCATGCTGGAGCGCCGACCATGCCTGTTCCGATACCTTCTTCGTCATCGGCGAATTTACCAACGTTTCTAGGATTCTCATAGTGATCTAATACCTTGTCTGAATACATTACTCGTCTCGATCATCGCACAATATTTGCGATGCTTTAGTTTGCCACACGTTTGGAAACAAACCATGTACGAAGCATATAAAAGATACACACCACGCTCTTTGAAGGTGTGCAAAGTAAGTCGTTTTGTTTTCTTGTAAGTGCGACATTAGTTAAAAGAACCATTATACTTTTTTCCATTGATTAAGTCTTACTGAAAGAGCAAGGCCTTGGAGGGTATTATTATCTATAATGTTTTGAACATTGTCCACGCCACTTATTACCATTTCATTGATATCTTTTTGTAATAATGAACTTGGCCAAATGACCATTTTGTAATCGCCAGCTGCTTGCTCCATAGTATGGATAAGTTGTTTATTACGAGGTTGATTATCAAACACCAATACTACTTTATCACGGTCTAAAACTTTAGATACAGCATTTAGATCACTGCTCCCTACTGCTACACTATTATCAAGAAACATGCTATCTAAAGGACCTTCAGTAACATATACAGTGCGGTTACGATCTATCTTATTTAAGTTATAGATCATAGGAGCATCATCATCAATCTTGACTGTTATATATCTAAGTTTACATTCTGCAATAGCTCTACAATTAACTGCTATCAGATTATCGTCAATATCATAAAAAGGAATGACCAGTCTAGGATCACTACCAAGAACCCTATCCTTATATTTCTCACTCAGATCTTCGAGTTTTTGACTGTCATCTACATAATACAGAGATGGCCAAACTAACTCCGGTATCATTCTAGAACGAAGATAGTCCTCTGCAGGGGTACCCACAACAGGCACAAAGAGTTCATCCAATACTGACTTGGGTTTGAACTTTGGTTGAGTGAACTCGAAATGAGATAGATTGTTGTTGGAGGTCCTACCCTCAGCAAACTTCTCAAACACATACTGCTTGTGTAGCGTAGGATCTACATTCTTCAGAAAGTTAGTTAGATTGCTGCTGAAGGAACAGTTGTGACATTTGTAAAAGATACCTCCTTTTTTTGTAAAGAAGTATCCTCGCGCTTTCCACTTATTCTTTTGACTATCACCACAGATTGGACATCTGAAGTTTGCAGTGTATGGTTGATGAGCGGTAACACGGAATCGATCCAGACGGTTCGACACTATCCCAGCGTACTTACGATCGATCCATTCACTCATTACATTACCATTCATTAGCGGCGACACCGCACATCATACAGAGAAATAGAATGGATGTCAACTAGTAGGAGGTGACCACTTCCTTGTTTTGATATCGTAACCGACTGGATTGACTGTTCGTATTTCGACCAGATCTTTACTAGTAAGAATCAACTTAATATGCTTCTGAGAAATTTTGACGATGTGACTACATTTGTAGGTTTTAGGATCACGAGTAGATACTTTAGTACCATCAGGGTTGGTAATGGTACTACCCTCAAACCATACAGTGACATCGTACTCCTTCTTAAATAGAGAGAGTATCCAATACCAAAAACTTTTCATATTACTTGCCCAGCTTTTCGTTGAGCTCTTTAATCATGTTGTCTTTGGTTTTACGCTTATCCAGCTCGATGCCAAGGTCACGACCAAACTCTTCTAGCTTAGCCTTGGTCAGCTTCTTGAGTTCTTCCTTAGTAGGAAGGTCATCAAGTTTTTCTTTGACCTCTTGCTTGACTTCTTCGATCTTTTCTTCGATCTCATCAATAGCATCTTCAACATCTTCAACCACTTCTTCGACCTTTTCGTGGTTAGTGTACATCCACCAGGCCATTCCAACTAAAAGAGCAATACCAATAATAATAAGTTCCATTACAACCTCCAAGTTACATAAAATATTGACCTGCAGCTCCTACAGCTGCAGCACCAAGTACCAACCAAAAAGTCTTCTTAATAACATCGATAGTACGAGCGTTGTCGTTTGCAATTTCTTCAATGTTATCTAACTTGACAGAGAAGCGATTCATCCTATCATAGTTAGCATGATTGTTCTTCTCTATAGCAATCAACTTCTCCTCAGCTCGAGCCAAGGAAATCATAGCGTCTGATAACTTATCGATTTTTTCTTCGATACGATTCAGACGATCAGTGTGCGATGTCTGTACAGCCATAACAGCCTCTAATCTATTTCTATACCTAAAAACGAACCGGACTCAACAACCTCTTCGGTATCCTCAGGAAGATCAGACTGCTTGGCAATACTATCTTCGTAATAAACAATCAAACTTTTTTGCTGTCCTATATATCTCTTCAGGTCAGCCATGTTTAACGATAAATTTTCATAATGCGGTACACTTATGGCAAAGAATACAACATCAGCGTTTTCTTTTTGAAATCTAGCTAGAAACTCTTCAAGGTTTTCTTCATTAACAGCATAAAAGTATACGGGATGCATAGTCACACCTTTAGGGTGTGCCTGCAAAGGTATCTTCTTTTCTACGTATTCTGTTTTAACTATTACTTGTGGATCTACGGTTCCACACGCTACCATACTACTCGCTATCAGTACTAGGGTTAACCACTTCAGCTGGTTTGTCACTGGTATACTCCTCAAGATCCTTTCCAAGTTTAACAACTGCATTGTTTACTCTTTTCTCAATCATACCTGGCTTTTGCAAAGTCAAAGCGGTAAGATCATGTCTTCTAAATTTTGCTATCAGCTGATCTTGATACTGTTCAGCTTCTTTTGCTCTAACTGCTAGCTCTTCCATCCTCTCAGCAGTATCAACTGCGTCCTGTTGTAGTTGAGCGATAGTGGCTTGGTTTGTCTCAGCAACTAAAGACAGCTTAGCATTATTATCTCTTAGTCTCGCAATAGTAGCTTGACTGTCCTGGTAGTAAAAATAACCTCCACCAATCATAGATCCAAATAACAATAACACAATCAAAAAAGGCATTATACTTTCTCCATTCTCTCCATAAGTCTTTCAGCACGATTTGTAACTTGACGATACCAAAGGCTGTCTCTTCCCTCTACTGCAGCAGTCTTCCAATCACCTTCTGCAATGGCAGCATTAAACTTTTTGAATTTGGAAAGTCTAGTGCGACCCATGTTAAACATCATATTAACCAGGATCTGCTGGACTTCGTCTGGGTATCCTCCAAAGTCCCCTTCTCCGTATAGAGCGTGACACTCTCCGATGGCTGTATCAAGGTCCTTGTCGAAACAGTCCCTAACTCTTTGCTCCGTAACTCGAGTTCCAACTGGTTGTCCATCCTCGGGATCACCCTTGACGATAAGGTGACCGACTCCAAACGTGGGGTAACCGAGGTGATCGTTGTATATGACATATTCAACCCCTTCGTCGATCTTAAGCTGCTCATAAACTGCCTCGCGGTTCATTCTACTTCCCCATGTTCTTTATGAACATTGCTTGTTTATATAGTTGGTTGCCTCGTTTCTTTGAAGCACCACCTTTTGCTTTAAGTCTTTTTGCAATGGCTATAAGTTTATCTGCATCAGACTTAGTAACCTTTTCACCAGCACCTTTACCAAGATACTGAGAGGCCTTTCTTTTGATACTACCTGGCCTTGATCCTGGTTTAGGTGGTTGTCTGAAATCTTCAAAAGTTTTCATACAGATCTTTTTTCCGATCGCTTTACATAATAGTGTTGCTTCCAGTGATCGACCTCATCGATATAACAGTTGTGGTCTTGAGATCTTGCCCAGCTAAGCTCTTGGATAATACGGTTATACCATTGCTTATCATAATCGTCTTTCGCTTTTCTCATATCATTAGCGAGCTGACTGATACGAATATCAATATATTCAACTATTGAATGATCTCTACCCCTTCTCATTTTTTACTCACAACATTCACAGTT